AGGGCTTGTGTTTCTTCGTGGTCAACCCTTGAAAGCCAGCCCTTACCAAATATAGGAAATGTTTTTAATGAATGGTAATACTCTCGCCTAGTTTCTGAGAATTTTGCGATAAAAGTTGCAATATTACTGTTGGAAATAAGCTCTCTTGTTTTTGGGCCAATAACTCCGTCAGGTAGGCATCCAATAGACTGTTGAAGCAGTTTAACTGACCTGCCTGGGCCTGCGTTAACTGCCATTGAAAACACAAGATAGTCGAGTCCCCTAGGCAATACTCCTGCATAACAAGGCCTCCAATATTTTTGTTCGTACATTGGCGCTACAAGCTCTGGCGTAAGGTTTTTTAATGTAGTCACAGGATGACCTACATATTCTTCCCAAACACGCTTGGTAACGCCTAAATTCGTTTCTCCGCCAGGGTCATTAGGGTTGTTTACCCAACCACCTTCAGACTTTAATACAAGGTCTAAACACTCTTTAAAACTCATTTAATGCCCATTTGCTCATTTAACCATGCTTGCAAACTAATTAATTGCTGGGTTGTTTCGGCACATTTAATAAGTAAACCGTTGGTGGTGAAGTCATCAAGACTTGTGGCGGCATTGGAAATGGTGGGCAACTTGCTGGTATTGGGCTGGCGCACCCCGTTAGCATAATACTGGCGCAATAAAGCAAGTTTCGCATTGTATTCATCTTCAATTCCTTTATTGACTAATACTTGTTGCTTTTTAATGGATTCAACATGAGCTTCTTGTGCTTTTGCAGCATTACTGACTTCTTGTTTATAGTCGTTAAAATCACGGTTGCGTAAACCCCAACCAGTAGCAAAAGCCCCAAGTAAAAGTAAAGCAGCAATTCCAATTTTCCAGTAATCAATCATTGAGCAAACTTTTTACTTAAAAATTCTTCAAATAAGCTAATAGCACGACTACCCATGTGACCTGATACACCAACTAATGCTGCGGTAATTAATGGGGAAAATTGTGCATTTTCGCATAACCAAAAAGTAATAACACCAGTAAATGCAGAAGTAGCAATTTCGCCTAAAAACTCGGCAATGTTAAATGCTCTAGTTTTACCTTCTTTGAGTTTATTCATAAAGCTAACAAAACCACCTAAAGCGGAAAGTCCTAAAACCCAAGCGTAAGTTAAAAGTGGGTAAGATGTTGGGTCTTTGTCTAACATATTATGTTTTCTTTTTACGGGTTGTGGCTTTAGGTACAGTTGCTTTTTTGGCTACTTTTGTTGTTTTTTTGGCAACTTCCTTTTTTACAGGAAAAGTCCATTCTTGCAAATCAATATTTGCTTTTGGCGCAAAACCAAACTTGTCTAATATCCATGTAAATGTAAAGTTCATTTTGCCTCCAAAGCTAATACTTTAGTTTTAAGTTCTTCAATCATTGCTTGTTGTTCTTGAATAGCAGCAGTTAAAGTAGCTACTAAGAATGAAGTGTCAATACCTTGATAAGCTGGTACTTCACGCTCACTCATAACGGCTTCAACAGCTTCTTTAATTACTTTGCCATCTTCATCAACTTCGGCTGGAATAGCAGGTGAAATTTCGTACTTTTCAATACGAGTAGCATCTTTTTCTCCAGTAACGCAATCAGGAACAACTTCTTGTAATTCATGGGCAATAAATCCTTGTCCATTAGAACCATCAAATTTCCACTTGTATGTAACAGGTTTAAGTTTAGCTACTGTATCTAAAGCACCTGTCATTGGTGCTATATTTTCTTTAAGACGATAATCAGAAGATGTTGAATAAGTTACATTAGTATTATTGCCAGTAATATATCCAATTTGAGTGCCATTATATGTAAATCTTTCAAAATATTGCGTAGTGGCATTGGTTGAATCAATAGCAACTCCCCAATTTGCCGTAGTTGTTTTTATTTGAACTTTTCCATCAACACTAGTTGTAATACCAACTAACAAATTACCACTAGTATCAATCCTAGCAGCTTCTGTATTGTTAGAGGCAAAAACAATACTAGCATCACTATCAATTCTCATCAAAGCTGTTGATTCTGTATAACTAATAAATGCTCTTTCTGTAGATGCACCAACACTAAAATTTAATTTTGGTGCAGCAGAATCTGCAACAGTAAGACGAGCCGTAGGACTACTAGTACCAATACCTACATTACCACTAGCATCTTTATAAACTTGACCAGAGCCTAAATTAACTATTCCTGTACCGCCAGTAAGCGTACCCGTATAAGCTAGGTTTACAAATGACCCATCTTTAGTGCCACCAGCAACTAAATCTACATAGGCTTTAGTAGCAGCATCTTGAGCATTAGTAGGGTCAGTAACAGAAATAACTTTGTTATTAGCCATATTAAGGCTACCACTCATAGGTGTTTGACCATCAGAGGCTACGCTACCAGTTAATGCAGAACCAATGTCATTAAGGGTTGTATTAGCCCATGTGGTTGTTATAGTTGTGCCTGTAACTACTGGATTACCAGCAGGTAGGTTATATGTACCGCTTCCGTTTCTACTCATTTGTTACTCCTTGTATTCCTGTTTGCAGGCTTCTGATGCCTAATAATTTGGCTAAATTTGCTTGCTCTGGCGATATTTTAGCTCCTTGAACCAATCTATTTTGAACTGGCTCAGATAATGCTGCTGCTCTAATAGCAGGTCTTGCAGCAACTCCAAGCATAGCTGTGGGGCTAGTTAATAATGAAGCTAAACCACCAGCATACATATCTACAGGGCTAATTTGTGGCAAACTTCCCATTTTTTCTGTAACTTGAGCTGCTTTAGGGAATTGTCCAGCAAACTGAGCAACAGTTTTAAGTTCATCAGACAATGGTTTACCACGCTTTAATTGCGCAGCTAATTGTCTTGCATCTACTGTACCTGAAGCTGGATTTAAAGCCTTTTCTACAGAGTAAGATTTAGCAATTAATTGCCGTGCATCTCTAAAATCTTTAAGCAAATCAGTAGCTTTGGTGGTTTCTAAATGTTTTTCAATGGTATCTTCGAGCAAATTAGATGCGTCTTTGGCAGCTTTTCCTAAAGCAGTATCACCAGCAGCATAGGCTTTATTGGCGGTATTTCTTAAATCTTCAATCTTGGCAATAGCAGCAGAAGCATCAAAAGATTTAGATTTTAATGAATCTACTAAACCGATAATTGGGCTTTCAGGAGCATTAGGGAATCCTTCTTGTGCCTTTGTAGCTTTGCCAGCAATTTTATTAAGGCTTTCTAAATACTCTTTGCCTGGCGTAATAGTGCCAACGGTTTCAAGTTTTGCGTATGCTTTGCCAGCAGTCTTGCGAATGTCTTTTAATACTTCAGGAAGAATTACTTCAGATTCAGGCAATCCTAAAGACTTGGCGACCAACTTATGAGTTACTTCTTGATTTTTAGCACTAGCATTTTGAGCTGTTGTAGCTTTGCCAGCAATGCCTTCCATCAAACGATTTGTAAGGTCAGCTTTGGCTTGAGATGGTGGAATAACATAACCAGCCTCTCTAGCTTTTTCTACAGCTTGTGCCATCTGTGCAGGTTGTTCTGGGCCACGCAAAATACCAGCTAATTTCTGTAGTGGCGTAAAAGCAACACCTAATCCACCGCCAAGAGCAGCTTGTTTGCCTTGTTCTTTATAAAGCTCTGCGCCTGTCTTTCCTGTTTCTTCAGGTGTCAATGCGCCTGATACAGCGCCTAATGTGGCATTTTGTAATATTGGGGCAGCTTTAGCAAAAGAAGGAATTTGACCAATAGCACTAGCCCCTGTCATCGCAGGTGCAATCATGCCAGCTATACGACCAGCTCCATAAGAAATTGGATTAGCTTCTTTATATGCTTGGGCTTGATTTCCTAAACTTTGCGCTAGTTCGCTTGTGCCTAAATGACCGCCTGTTGCTAATTGTGCAGCAGAAACAGGCACATCCATAATTGACTTAGTAAGTCCAGCCATTGCAGACTCTAATGGGCGTGGTTCGGTTTGCACATTAATACGATTAATACCTTGTGGGCGACCTACCGCAGCGCCACCACCAGTTTCGCCAAATTGTGTATTTAATTGCTGACCTTCAGGCGAAGTTACTTCCACAGATGCTTTAGGTTCTGCACTTTTTGCTTCTTGGTATGCTTGTGCAACAATGTTAAATTTTTCAGTACCTTTAAGGTTTTGATTATCAACAATCCATTGTGCATATTGGTCAGCAGTTGCCATTATTTACCTTGCAAAATTTGGTCAGCTAAAGAGCGTACATTTGATGGTTGTGCAAAAGTTTGTGGCTTTTGCGGCATCATAGAAACATTATAATAAGGCATTAATTGACGAGTTTCATTGTTTTGTGACATTGCCTGTAATTGACTTTGATGCTGATTATAAGTATATTCACCAGCTCGTTTGGCAGCGTTTGCTAATTGTTTTAATTCACCAGGTGTTAAGCTAATATCACCAGATTTAGCTCTTTCTGCTAATTTACCTTCAGATTCAGTAATAGCACCTTGACCACGCATTTCTTGGCGGCCTTGTAATGTAATTTCAGCCAAACCTTGAATTGCTGCTCTAGTGTTGTTAATTTTTTCTGGTAAATCTTTACCGCCTACACCTAATGTAGAACCAATTTGTGCAGCAGTTAAGCGTTGATTAGCTAATGGGCCTGCAAACATTTTATTGCCATCAATAGCATTAATTACTTGATTGGCTGCATCAATTTCTTTAACAGCACCAATAGTCTTTTCTTTAGACTCTTTCATCATAGGGCCAACTTGTGCCGCTAATCCTTTATCCATAGAAACGCTTACACTTGGTGCTGCTGCTCTTTTAACTTGGTAAATTTCACTTCTAATTGCATTTAATTCTTGTGGATTTAATTGTTCTAATGGTTTATTAATTCCTAATGTTTGCATAGCCTGACGAACTTCAGGAGCAATTTTTTGATTACCTTGTGCAATAGGTTCAAAAGCACCTGTTCCTAAATTCATTTGTTGAATACTTCCACCTTCAGCAACATTATGCGGTTTAAGCATTTCATAGGTAGCAGCTTGCAATTCTTTAGGTGCATATTGACTTGTGCCAATCGCAAATTTTTCTTGTGGAGTTTTAGCTTCTGACCATGCTTTCATAACTTCTTGTTGTTTTCCACGCAAAGCAGCAGCCATTTCAGCCTGTTTAGTGTCTGCTCTTTCGCCAATAGCTTGACCTGCTAACGCATTAGCCAAAGGGTTTAATTGCTGAGTAAAGCTAGGGGCAACATAATAACCACTAATCATTTGACCTTGTGGTTGTTGCATACCTTTAGCCATTAGCAATTCAGCTAATTTGCGTTCACGACTTAAACCTTGTAATTCAGGGTTAAAGTCTAGTGCTTCTTGTTCAGGAGTTAGTGCCATTATGCTTTCCTTAATGCGTTAGCTAAGTTTGAACCTGACACATCATAAGTGCCTTTTGTTGCTTGCGTTTGGTTTGGTGGTGTAAATAAAAATGGATTTTGATTGCCTTTAATTTGACCAATAAAACTATTTGTTTGTTGACCACCACCTAAAAGGCTTGCTAATTGTTGTGGATTAATACTACTTGTGCTACTTGTGCCACTAGTAGTGCCTCTACTGCTACCCATGCCAGCAACACCACTTAATAATTTGGCTAAATTATTAGCACGACTTAATGTTTTATAAGCGTCTGAAGCAGATGTGCTTGATGGCATTTCAAATGCAGAACCTTCAAAAGTGCCAGTATCTAATCCAGCTTGATTCATGTAATCTGTTAATGGATTAGCATCTGGAGAAGTAAAAGCTGAACCACTAAAGTTTTCACTATCTAGTCCAGCTTGTGACATATAGTCACCCATACTTGCGTAACCAGGGGCAAAATCAGCCGCAACATAAGTGCCAGGGTTTAAACCAGCAGAAGCCATATAAGCATCCATGCTTCCTGCGCCTGCCTCTCCAGCAAGGGCAGCGCCTCCAGTTCCTTCAGCAGCACCAGCACCTAAAGCAGCACCACCAGCAGCACCAGCAGCCATAGCTAATGGCAACACCCAACCATTTTCAGTCATAAAATCAGCAAAACCACCACCGCCACTTCCAGGGTCATAAGGTAAAATATAATTTCCAGAAGAATCTTTTAAATATTGTTTTGTATTAGGGTCAACTAAATATCCACCTTGCAAACCATACTGTTCATCACCAAATGGTTGCCCTTGAAATCGCAAATCGCCTGTATAATTTCCTACATATTGTCCAGCTTTATTTGTCCAAAAAAAAGTTGGCT